TCATTCACCATCACCAAATTTAATCATTTTACCCATTGCTATCGAAAAGCAAATCATAAGCCCGATAGCACCAATTCCTGCAACAATTAACCATGCTATTTCAATCATTTTTATTCTCCAGTTATTGATTATTATTTAAAAGCTTATCGAGTTTATCTCTATCAAGCATTCCGCTATCTTTAACCTTCATTATAATTTCTGTAGCGAACATAAGATCGTATTTTTTTGACAACTCTTTAGCAAAATTTTCTGCAACTTTTGCTAAATTTGCCCCTAAATTTTGCCAATATCTATTGTCTGTTATGTGCATATGCAAATAATCCTTAATTGTTATATTTTCACCTCCTTCAATATAAGGTCTCAATAATCCAGTATTTAGATATTCATCAATATGAGTATTAATTCTAATCCTAATTGTTGAATTTATTTCATTAATTACTGAGTCTTTTATTTCTTTATTGACTTCTTGTCTTATTTTGCACCATATTTCAGAAACAACTTCATGCTTGATGGTAGATAATAAAGCTGATTGTATTGATTCCTGACCTCTTTCATCTGATTCAAGATAAAATTCATCAAGATTAATAGTTACTTGTAGTTTTTTATTCATTTTATTCTCCAGTTGATTCGACTATAAACCAAAATACACAACCGATTTCAATTAAAAATACTGCATATTCTGGAAGATAGTCGAAGATAAGCATTAATAATGTCCTGTGTGTTTGTTTACGTTATTTAATTCCACTTCCGACACCGATTTTGAATAAGATTTTGATGTTGCAGACGAGCCAGACAATGAATTAGATAGAGAGTTTGATTGTGCTCCACCACCGTTTTGACTTACATTTGTACCTGATTTGCCGAGTCCATGACCAACAAATGCCCCCGCTGCCGTTACCCCCGCTGCTTGTGCTAATTGCCCAACAACAGATGGGCCGGCATAAGTTGATGGCAATGCACCAGGGTTTTTTGTATCAACAACTGTAGTTACTGACGGAGCAAAAAAACTGGCTGTTGATGCAACCTGGAATCTATCGTCTTGTCCCATTGTTGAGTTCCAAGCACAAGCCTGTAGTGATACTGCTATTAATGCTATTGCTGTTTTTTTCATAAATTCCTCTTTTGTTGTGGTAAAAATTAAATTCTAATAAATCCAGATATTGCTATTGCCATTACCATCGCTACAAATAGCCATGCCGGAATATCTAATATCCAATTATGCGTATGACGATATTTTTGATCAATCATAAATATTTTTTTCATTTTAATAGCCTCATTGCCTCTCCTTTATTATCTCGATGAAATGATCCTATAAACCGTTGATCATCTCGCATTTCTCGTACTGATTGTACAGTCGATGCAAAAGCCGCTCTATAGTGCAACGGTTCTTTGCAGCTAAATACTGCAATCGGGCTATCTTTTGATGCCGATTTTATTCTTAGCATTATTTCTGGCTTCATTTGTATGCTCATTTTATCTCCAGTGTTTTAATTTTTTGAATGGCTCTACCGCAATCTTTTACTGAATTAGGTAGCATAGTGTTTCGTAAAGCCATTTAAAAAAATTGTCAGACCAGTTTTAAGACTTGGCCTAGGTCTAAAGCAGACCGGGCGTTACTCCGGTTATGGTTCTGCTGACGCTCGCGTACGACAGATCGTCCGGCTTGATATGATTAAAATTCCCGGTGCCGTGCGTGTCTACGATTTCCACGCCGCCGCTTTTTGAATGACTCTGAACTACTAAGATTAATGCCTCTATGTTCATTTCAAAGCCATTCAAAAAACGCCCTGCCAACTACACAGGGCTAGTGGGAGCCTAAGGAGGTAGGCTTATTGCTTGCTTTTCCATTCAAATGCCATTCTTACCAGGCGAACGAAATCAGGTACTGTTGCCTCACTTCCGTTGTAGTCAGCCGCTGTAATAATCATATCAAAAAGAAGATTAGCAATATTTTCATCGCAGGAAGCTATTGCATCATAAAATGCTTCATATCCTTTTGCTGCATTATCTCCGCTCCTGGCTTGATCGATTAATAAGTAGTATTTTAATTCTTGCTCATTTTCTTTATCTATTTCTTCTTTAGTTTGGTAGCCCTCATCAAAAGGTGCTTCCATGTTGTCGTAGGATTCTTGTATGTTGTTAAATCTGTCTTTGTTCATTTCTTATCACTCCAATCAGCTAATACTGCCCATAAAACCACAAGAAACCATAAACCATTTACTGGTTTGTCATTAATTTCTAGCCACGCAGTAGAAAAAACAAGTACAGCAAACCCTATTCCTTGTCCTAAATTATTCATTTTTCTCTCCAGTTATGTTTCTTTTTAAGTTGGATATATTAAATCATAAATTTACACTTGAGTATAATTGATTGTTTCTATTGTTTTCTTATTTTCAATTGATAGAATCCAATAATCACTTCTTTAAAATGCTCAAATCCATAGCAAACCATGTAATAATCACCATTTTTAATACGTCTATCACAAAATTCACTTTGCTCTTTACTTAGCACTCCACCCTTAACACGCTTCATTTCAATATACAAATGCCAATCCGGTATAAGCAAGTCTGATGCTCCAGGAAGAAGCCCCATGCATAACTGCTTAGCCTTCTCTGCCGGTGTACGGCTACCTTCATTGCGAATAGAAAGAATATCGACATCAGGAAATTTTTTTCTAAACCACTCGACCGAGTTTATTTGTTCAGTATCTTCGCTTGGTATGCGTTCTTTTTTAGGTATTAATGCTCTATTGCGTTCCAATACTGAGTCTCTGCTTTCAACAGTCTGCATTAGCTCATAATCAATAATTTCATTGCGTAGTTTTTTTGGTGTTTTGCGAATTTTTAAAATTTCATCAAGCTCTTTTGAAAATATTTCATCGCTTATCATTATTTTCACCTATTCTAAAGTCACACTTATCAAGAGGCTCATCAATAATATTAAGAAATAAATAATAATAATTTTTATATTTCATTCGTAAGCATCCTGCACATACAGGATTATAAGAAAATCCTGTACATCGTAATATATCTTTTGGGATGTCATTTTTTCTCATACTCTTCCTCAAAATCACTTTATCTATCAAGTCACTTCCCTATTTCCAGCAAAAGTTTAGCGCAAATATTAGATGGCTTAGACGCTGCTGATGCTCTAGCCAGACAAACCCCAATAATCCATCTTCACGTCGATGCTTAAAAGTTGATATAACCTGCTTATTTATTCTTATTTCGTAGTCATGCCATCCTGTTTTTCGTGGATTTTTGTCTATGTTTATTATTGCTATCATTTTTTATACTCTTCCTCAAAATAATGCAAAAAACTAGGCCACAATAACGGGCTTTCTTGTAAGCAGTCGTCGATTGTGTCCCTGTCTATTCCCAAGTCCATCAAAGCCCGCTCAAAAACTACTTTATCTATCAAGTCTGATGCTTCGATTGTGTTGTTTCGTTTGGCTTTTGTGGCTTTTATATCATCTAGTATGCTCATATGTTTTTATATAATATCAACAATAGCCAAATCAAAAGCCTTATCCGGCAATGTTGCCATGTATTCCATGCAATCGATATGCAATAGTTCAGTGCTCATAGTCAACCCTTATCAGTCGTTTATATTTCTCTCCCTCAGTCTTAGCCGTAACAATCGCCTTTACCTTCCTAAAATATTCCTGATTGTTCTCAAGCAGGATTAATGCGTTTTCTACCGTGTGGCCTTCCTCTCCCATGCGATAATAATCATCTTCATTTTTAAACATTTCTCTTAAGAAAACTTTATATTTATTTGCAATTCCTCCTGGATGATCAAGCATTAAATATTCTTCGTGTACGCATTGAAATCCTGCGTGATATTTAAGCTTAACCATAGGTAAGCCATTGCTTCGGCTATGGCACAATATCGGCATAACATCCGTTATCTCATGATAGGCTTCAACGGTCTTAGCGGCCAATATTTCAGCCTTTGACCGCATAGAATACTTGCCTTCCTCAGACCCGCTAATGAACTGGGCTCCGCAATCTTTACAGAATTTAGCCGATAGCAGATTTACCGTATTGCATAGCAAGCAAAGCTTTTTTGGAGCATCGCCACGGCGCTTTTTGGGCTTAGGTGGCAGGGTTGCATCTATTGGGCCGTGTCTCTCGATATTGGTTCCGTAGTCCAATACATAGCCTAGTAGTTTTTCAGATGCTGCTCTTATGACTCGTCCACATACTTGAATATATTTACGTTGACTAACAGTCGCAAAAAACAAAACAACGGCATTCAAAGCAGGATAATCAAAGCCTCTTACAAATAGCCCGACGTTAACCAAATATCGCTTTTCTTTGCCATTTTTAAACCATTCGACACAGTCTTCCCTATCTTTTTTTGGCATATCGCCCCAGGCTATACGCATAGTACTATTGTCGCCCCATTCATCCAGTATATGCTGTGCATTTTTAATACTGGTAGCGAATATCAATGCTGTTTCAATATTGTAAGCATCGAATTTTAAACGCATATCTTTGACGGCATCATGAACAATTCCGTCAAATTTAACGTTCATTTGATCGGTATTATAATCGGTGCCTGATATTTTAAGATCAGATGTATCTATTTCTACATCGCCGCTGATGCTTTCGACGTGGGATAAATAGCCTTCGCTGATTAATCTAGGTATGTCGGACTCATAAACGCAATTCGTAAAAAACCTGGAGCCTTGATAGGGTATATCTTCAAGTAATCCCTGGTCTAGCCTGACCGGGGAACCGGTAAAACCAGGAAAGTAGCATTTTTCATTGATTCGACCTAATGACCTAAATATTTTCCTAAGCCTGGAGTCTTCATTAGGCGAAACCAAATCCGATTCATCAATTATACAGGCGTCAAATTTACCGCTTGTGGCTCGACGATTTAAAAAGCTGGTATCGGTAGCTATAACAATACGCTTATCAGTTTCGTACATTCCAAGTTTTGCACAGCATATGCCAATTTCTTTTGATTTATCGATATAATGAACGGCTTCATTAAAATTTTGTTCGCACAATTCGACCGATGGTACTAGTTGGATTACTCTGCCGTTTTGATTGGCTATCCAGTTTGAAAGCATAGCCGCAATTAAGCTCTTTCCTGATCCTGTACATAGATTAGCGTATGGTGTTTGACCTTGGCGCAATGCTTTTACTAAGGCGTTTGCAGCGTCTCGTTGGTAATCTCTGGGCTGCTTCTTCATAGTGTACAAAATTCATGAAGTTTTCTTTTGGCTGCTATGTATGCCTTATGAGCATCTTGCGCTGTTTTAAAGTTATGACCAAGATCATATTGAACATTATTAAATTTTATTCTTGCCCTGTATTTACCAGTCTTTTTAATTAAAGAAGCGCCTAATAATCCTGTTGAAAGATTATCTTTATTTGCTTTAATTATGTTTTGAGCATTTTGAAGCCTAGTTGCTGGCCTTAAATTTTTAATGCAATTGTTTGATGTGTCGGTATCAATATGATCTATTTGATACTTTGTAATTTCTCCATAAACATATAAAAAAGCAAGTCTATGGCAATAATAATGATGGCCTTTTATCCAAACTCTTTTATATCCATTTAAATCTATGCTTCCAGCTTCTTTGTTTGCAAATTTACTATTAAATGTTTTTTGTTTTCCTATAAGACCTGGTCTAAATTTCCAAGTAAAAATACCTGTCTCTGGATCATAATCCAGTATTGATTTTAAATATTCTTGCGTAAGCATGTTGAGAACTCCTGAACGTGAGTTATTGAACGAAAAAATAATGTGGCGGCTCTTGTTCAAGGAGTTTTCGGAGATCAACCTAGCCACATTTAGTAAAAGCAAAATTAACTGGAGAAGATAAAATTCTGCTTTGCAGGTCTAGTATAACATTACTTTCTCTTATGTAAATACATTTCCTTAACCAATCGTTCGCACCTTTCCCGCTGTTCTTTATGTGCCTTAGATTGCCTATTATTTCCGCATATAGGACATTTCCAGCCGTTTGAATCAAGTTTCATAGATGTATTTTATGACTTCTTTTTTGGTTAGAGGTATTGCGTCTTTATACATACCACCTTGTCCTGAATAAAACCATCCTTCTTTGTATAAATGTATTAAAACTAACTGACCATCTGCCAAACACAAAACCCCTTGCTCAGGTATATCCTTATACCATTCTTCTTTTTTCATTGGCATCCATTCTTCAGGGTGATAATAACTAAATCCGCACAAATTAGTTTTCCCATTTTCAATAAAATGTAGTTGCCCTGATTTTGACTTTATTGCCCAGCCATCCAACAAATAACGCCATATATCAGCCTGAGTTTCAAACTTTACGCTTTTATTTTCTACCCACTTAGTCATAATCACACCTCTTTCAAAAACGGTTCATTAACCACAAAATTAACTTTGATTTCAACCTCTAAAAAGGAATATCATCATCAAAATAATCATTATTTTTCTCATTACTATGGATATTCGTTGTTGTATTATTATGGCTATTATCCGAATTACTTTTATTTCCTAATAGCTTTAACTCATTTGCAATAATCTCAGTACTGTATTTTGTAATACCGTCTTTTCCTTCGTACTTTCTTGTTTGTATTTTTCCTTCAATATAGCAAGTTGATCCTTTTTCTAAATATTTACCTGCTATTTCAGCAACCTTTCCAAAAAAGATTACTTTATGCCATTCAGTTTTTTCAACTCTTTGGCCTGTTTTTTTATCGTTATATCGATCTGTGGTTGCAAGTGAAATTGATGTTACCTGATCACCGCTAGGCAAAAACTTAACTTCTGGCGTATGACCAAGATTCCCAATAAGCATAACTTTATTTAGCATGTTTTAATTCCTGTTTCATTTTTTTATAAACAAATTCTCTAGCAAATTCTAATTTATGCCCGTCTTCAACTAGGCGAGTAACCCAATCTGAAAACTTTATAAAATCGATATGCCGATTATCTTTTTCACTTATCCATTCAATATCACTCTGCATTGCTGTCCCGCACATTTTTTGATTCCTCAAATAAAAGTTTTCTTGATACAGTTTTTTGCTTGGTATTTAAAGCCTTCCAAATTATTTCTTGTTGCATTTTGTCTAGTTCTCGCCATTCGTTGCAAAATGCTGGATCATCTTTATCTATTAATTCGCAGCAATACTCAAGTATTTTTTCCATATGAGGAGTTAATGCTTTAATTTCTTTTTCTTTCTTTTTTTCTCCCATATCTATGGCATCGTGCTCCGATATTTCCATAGCACTAACCCACAAATATCTACGCTGATATGTTTGTATTGCTCCTTCATTTTGTATAGGATGGCACCCCTTTAAGGCAGCCTCTTTACGTGGGCATGTGATTACGATAAATCCATCGCCTTCGTGCTCATATATAGATAAAGTTGCTTGAGCATCGTCAAAAGTTACAATGCCAGTCAATCCAACTTCATTAAATATTGTTTGAGTTTGCGGTAAAAAATCGCTTAATTCAAAATAAGTGTAATTTGCAAAAGTATTTTTACCACTTTTTTTAAGCGATAACTTTGAAAGCTCTACTCTAGCTTTTTGTAGTTTTTGGTAAATATTCATTTGACATGCTTCTCCGTAGTGAGGCATTCATTTATAAATTCTTGAATGCGTCGGTCTTGATTAAGGCAAAATTGCCTAATTTTTTTGTGCAGTTCTGGATCAATTTTAACGTTTGGCCAGTCTTTTTTTGATGTTTTATCCATTTTTTATTACTCTTTTATCATATTAAGAATAGAATTTTTAAATTCGTTAACCATTTCATCAATTGTTATGTCTCCATTTTTTATAAGTTTTTCTATTTCCCCTATTGGCAATTCATCATCATTTTTTCTATTGTAGTAAAAAAGATCAGTAACCATATCGCTTATAGTGTCAAGAATGATTTCTTTCATTTTTTCTATCCAGTTAAAATAGTTAGATATTTTCGGCATATATCAGCTGTTTTTTTTCTATTATCTTTTAGAGCATCAGCAGAAGCAGCAGCATAAGCAGCATAAGCAGCAGCATCAGCAGCATAAGCAGCAGCAGCATCAGCAGCATAAGCAGCATAAGCAGCAGCATCAGCAGCAGCATCAACAGCATAAGCAGCATGAGAAGCAGAAGCAGCAGCATAAGCAGCATAAGCAGCAGCCCTTAATTCTTCACGGTTAGCATTGTCATTACCAAATTTTATAGCTATATCTACCGCATTTATGCTTCGCTCATCTTTCATTAAGTGCCTAACGGTATTCGCACAATAGGCTTTTGCTAATGTCAATTCTTTTAAATTATCAGGATATAATTTTTTATATATCCAAAGCATCCAGTCGCCACGTTCGCATTTATCCCACGCTTCTTGTACTGTTTTTTCTTCTGCCCACTCAATTGCCGCATTGCACGCATTGTATTTTTTCATTAAATCTTTAGCTAGCATTTTCATCTCCAGTTAAATTACTTTACCTTCATTATTGATTCTAGGCACAAGCCCCCAATGTGAATATTCTCCTATTTCCTGCATGACTCTACGACCACCATAGGTAAGGCCATTATCATCTGTTATATATTGCAACTGAAAGCAAAACCATTTTGTAGCAATTTCTGATATGTGATTAAAAAATCTTGCTTGTTCGTCTTGACTCATATGGCAAAATAATTCGGATATAATTTCTGGTGTTATTTCTTTAATTTCATTTTTATCAATTATTTGCATAACTATATTTCCACAATTTTTTTTACTATATTTAGTAATGAGCAAGATATTTCCCCTTTTTCTCCGTTTTCATATGAAAGCCTTATTAGCCTTTTAAAACAAGCGTTATCAATTAAATTATTATCTTCTTGAAAATCTTCGCTTAAAGCTTCAATTAGTTCTTTTGTATTCATTTTCATCTCCAGTTAAATTACGATCTTAATATATCATAAAATTATTTTGTTGTCAAATTATTTTTATACTTTTCGACGGCCCTAGCCATTTTAAATAAATCTTTACTGCTCAATAGGCATAATTCCCCAAATGTATCATGAATCAATTTTTCTATTTCATCCTCACTCAACGGCTCACGGCTTGGCGGTGATGTGTAAAGCAATTTCTCAATAATATCCAATTTATGAGCTAATGGATGCCTTTTATCATAAATTCCAAACAATTGGCCATCTTCCCAGTGATACATCCATGCGCCCGGATCAGGCTCAGGCTTGGAAAGCTCTTTCTCTATTTCTTCGCAAATATCAGCACTTCTTATTCCAGCTGTTTCATGAATTAAATAAAATTCATTTAGGCATTTTTTTAGTAATTCTCTGTTCATTTTTCTTCTCCAATAATTAAAATCTGTGATACACTTTACCATACAATTTATAAAAAAGGAAGTATAAAATGAAAAAAAAATCTAAAACCACTCCTTCTACACTTCAAATGCGTATGCCTGCCATCATTAAAGACGAGCTTTTTAGGCAAGCGAATAAAAATGGAGTATCCATGAGTCGGTGGATTCAGATATTGGTAGAGCGCGAATCAAATAGAGGCTAAGTCATGGCCGATAATATAATAGAGCTTGCAAGAGCTGAGCTAGCCAATATTCGTGCTAATTCTGACCCGCTGGATATGGTTGATTTTAATAATGGATTCATATTTGAAGATGATCAAGAAGAAGAGAAGGGAAGCAAGATATCATTTAGTTCTGCCTCAAAACTGGCTGAAAATGCCAGCCCACCTACCTATTTAATTAATAAGATTTTAGAAATCGATTCTCATGGAATTCTGGCAGGTGCTAGTCAGGCTTTTAAGTCGTTTATGGCATTAGAATTAGCGTATTGTTTGGCTACTGGTAGCGAATTTTTTGAATATAAAACATTTCATTCACATAAAGTAATTTATGTATGCGGCGAGGGTCATGGTGCATTAGGTCGCAGGTTAAGGGCGCTCAGTATTGTAAAAAATGGATTAGCTGAAAATCTGCTTATCATGGATCAAAAGATGTTTTTGGATATTGATGCTGATGTCGATGCGTTATCGCTAGAAATTCAAAAAATGCGGCCTTCATTGGTTATTTTTGATACATTTTCGAGTATGAATAGCCGTACAAATGAAAATGATAATAGTGAGGTTGGTGCGGTATTAGCAAAAATACAGCGATCTATTGCTAATGGCTTTACGTCAAGCCTGATTGTTCACCATTTTGGAAAAGATGCTGAACGCGGTGTTCGTGGGGCTTATGCTTTTCAGGGAAATACGGACTTTGTAATGATTATGGAAAGGGAAGCCGATAAAGGCATGGGATGCAAGCTTTCAAGTATAAAAATGAAAGACTCTGAGACTTTTGATGATATTCATTGTATTGCGCGCCATGTTGATCTTGGATTAATGAATCAGGATGGATCAAATTCTACATCGTTGGTACTCGATTTAGTGAGTGATAATCTGGATCAATTTAGGCCAGAAAAAAACGCAAAATTTAATGAGTTAAATTCTATTTTTTATAAGGCGTTTATTCAATGTCTGGAAGATGATCCTATTTCTTTTGGCGATAAGATTGGCGTAAAAAGAAAATATTTTTGCGTTCTTGCTAAAAATATGGTAGGAAAAAATAGCGAGTATATAAGAGTTTCTTTGTCAAAGTATATCAATAGCGGTATTTTTGAAGAAATTCCTTTAAAAATCAACAATATATTAGTACTAAAATAGCGTATATATACAGTGTATATACGATTTTATACACTGTACTGTATTGTATATCCCCCCTATAGGGGATATACAAATATACAGTATACGGTTTTTGTACATTGTATAAAATTTACCGCACTCGTTGCGGTCGGTAATGACTGGCTATGAAAATATTTTAAAAATAATTTGACACAATAATAAATTTATGATTTAATATATCCAACATCAAAACAAACATAAATTAATTGGAGAACAAAATGAAAAACATTATCAAAAGAACACAATTGAAAATGCACTCGCACGTAATAAGAGATGGCAACGTAGCTTATGCGATATTTACGGGCTACAGCGAGTATTACAATGCAATGATACAAGGCAGCACATCTGGTCGTGTAGTTAGAATTGAAAGAGATAACTTAGATACTTACTCTGATGAAGACTTGATCCAAATCGGCGAGGCGGCTGGATACTCTTTTTATTGCGATAAAAATACAAAAATACTTAGAAAAGGCTGGACAGTTCAATGAATAATAATATTTATTATATAATTTTAGGAATGTTAGTATTGTTTTTGATCTTTGCTGGCTTTGGAATTTATACAGTAAGTAACGAAGAAAGCATTGCATTAAAAAAATCAGAATGGGAATGTACAAAAAAAGAAAAATATGAGCGACATATATGAAAAATGAAATCAAAGCAATTGAAACTGCATTAAAAATAATTAAAGAAAAAGAAAAGATAAGAAATGATAAAATAAAATGCGAAATATATGATATTTATAATATTTGCAATTTTTATTATAAATCATCAAAACTTAATACGGATTTATCAAAGAAAAAATTTATAGATGAAAATGGATTCGATTCAATTGATCATTTGAACGAATGGATCAGAATGACTGAGAGAAATTTTGTTTATTTGATTGCACAACTTAAAAATGATATGTTATAACATAACAATCCGATAAAACTATTTAATTATCAAATGGCTGAACCAAAGGGATCAAAAGAGAGACAAGAGAAGTGGAGAGAATCAATCTCTAGCGCTAAGTTATTGAAGCGCTTAGATGATTTTGCTCTTGGATTGATAGAGCTAGATAGAGATAGAATAAAAGCCATCGAAATACTTCTTAAAAAAACAATGCCTGACTTGAAAGCAGTTGAACATAGCGGCGAAGTAGGCGGTAAATTAATTATTAATATCAATAAGAGCGTATAATGAAAATTAGTTCGAAAGGCACAGGAACTCGATATGATAATTACTCTGAAGGCGATTACGTACAAATAAAAAGTTATTATTTAAATTTTAAACAAAAAAAATGCTCAAAATGCAAAGAAATGAAAATAAAAAAAGGTGGAACAAATCCAGTAAAAAATCCCTGGTTTTGCGCTGATTGTAAGAATTAGGGAAACGATATAAAAATGATAGAACTAATTGACTGGATCATATCAAACTTAATCAATATTTTTAGCTAATGAATAATTCACATATTATTAAATATTATGCATATCTTACATGGCTTGCATATCGAAAAGGATTGATAAAATATCAAGCATATTTTTTATCTTTATACGAAAAAGAAAAACGATACGATGGGAAATTACATGGGATTGATAAAATAATTCATGGATGAAATTATAAACATCCCGAATAACTGGAAGCCACGACAGCATCAGAAGCAACTATGGTCAAAGCTCATGCAAGGATGCAAACGATCAGTGGCTCGTTGGCATCGTAGGGCTGGTAAGGATGATGTATATCTAAATTTTACAATTGTTGCAGCCCATGAACGTATAGGCAACTACTGGTACATGCTGCCTGAATACGCGCAAGCACGAAAATCCATGTGGGATGCAATAAATCCCAACACTGGACAAAAGCGCCTAGATACCATCATTCCTGAAATCATCAGAGAAAAAACAAATCAGCAAGAAATGAAGATAGAGCTTAAATCAGGCTCTACTATTCAGCTTGTTGGCTCAGATAATTTTAACTCTCTCGTCGGCTCCCCTCCTGTTGGCCTTGTATTTTCTGAGTACGCAATCAGTAACCCATCATCATGGGCCTATCTAATGCCAATCTTGGAAGAGAATGGAGGCTGGGCAGCGTTCAACAGCACTCCGCGCGGTAAAAATCATTTTCATAAACTTTGCTTAATGGCAGAAGATGATAAATCCTGGTATTACGATGTGCAAACCGCAGATACAACTGGAATATTTCAGCCTGAGCAATTAGCAAGAATTAAGAATGAGCTAATACAGCAGCATGGCGAAGAGTTTGGCACTGCTATATATTTGCAAGAATATTATGTATCGTTTGATGCGGCTATCATTGGTGCAATATGGGCAGATTGCTTATCTAAATTACAATATCAAAATAGAATTGGTGTATTTCCGTATGATACCAATTATCCTGTTCATACAGCTTTTGACTTAGGCAGCACAGATACAACGGCAATTTGGTTTTATCAAATAAAGGGTAGCGAAATATACATTATCGATTGCCACGAATCGAACCACAAAGATATTCCTTTCTACGATAATCTATTACGTGAAAAGCCCTATTCTTATTCTTCGCTTTGGTTGCCGCATGATGCTTATGGGGCGCATCTTGCGGCAGGAGGTAAGACGATTGCACAACAGTTTTATGACTTGAATAAAGATGAGCGATTAGGGGCAATAAAGAAGGTGCCTAACGTATCGAAACAACAAGGCATACAAGCTGCCAGAGCAACATTTCCTAGATGCTATTTCAATGATGATACATGCGGCGATGGATTGGAGGCATTACGCTCGTATCATCACGGTTATGACGAAGAGAAGAAGATATTCACCGATCAGCCAGTTCATGATTGGGCATCAAACTATGCCGATGCATTCAGGTATTTATCGCTTACATGGAAAGAGGCGAGGGATATTAAGCCATCCAGCAATAACTTACTTGCAAATTCTATTAATAACATTACAATGGGCGCATTAACAAAAAAACATCTTGACAAAATGAAGGCAAGGCGAAATGGCGAAAATTGATGATGTAGCTTATTGGCATGATGAAATACATCAGGCATTAAAGCGTGATAAACGTTTTCGCAAAGAAGGCCAGCGCATAAATGAAATATACGAGTGCGACGATGACAAAAAAGTGCCTTTCAATATTCTCTATTCCAACACCGATACCCTTCTTCCTGCTCTCTATTCAGCTACCCCGCGCCCAAAAGTAAAGCGCCGCTTTAACGATAATGATCCTCTCGGAATGGCAATAGCCAGAGCATCTACTAGAATGCTTGAATACCTGCTTGACACAAACATAGACGGGTATGATTCATTCGATGATGCAATAAGCTATGCTACATTAGATGGACTATTGCCTGGGCGAGGCGTGACAAGAATTAAATACGATGCTGAAGTAGAAGGCGATCAAATAAAATTAGAAACGATATGCCTTGATCACATTGTATGGGATCGTGTTTTGTTTGGCTATGCTAAAAAATGGGCAAATGTACCTTGGATTGCATTCGAGGAGCATATAGATAAGGAAGAGGCCAAGCGATTGGGTATAGATGAGGAAGTAATAGCAAAGCTTAGGTTCACGACCGGAGACGAAGAAGGCGAAGACAAAAACGAGCAGGAAGAAAACGAAAAGGGCGGACAGAAAACAACTTGTATTTATCAGATATGGGATAAAACTACAAGAATGATTCGTTTAGTCAGCACAAATTATGCTGATGATTTCTTAAAGGAACCTGACGAAGACCCTTTGCAACTTGCTAATTTTTTTCCAATACCAAAGCCATTACAATTCTTTGAAAAATCAAGCGACCTTTGCCCAACAGCGCCGTATCATGTATATGAAGCTCAAGCAAAAGAGCTTAACGAGCTAACAAAAAGGATAACTCGCTTATCAACAGCAATTAAAGCAAAGGGCATCTATGACGGATCGTTAGGATCAGACATAGAAAACCTAATGAAAGGCGATGACAATACTTTCATACCTGCCGACAAATCAAGTGCATTGGCAGCCGAGCGTGGCTTTCAGAATGCAATCTGGTTTATGCCCATCGAGCAGATGGTGGCCACACTGCAGACGCTGTATCAATCTCGTGAATCGTGCAAACAAACCATCTATGAAATTACCGGCATATCCGACATCATAAGAGGCGCAACAGATGCTAACGAGACCGCTACAGCGCAAGGTATTAAAAGCCAATGGGGAACCATGCGGCTTAAGCGCTCGCAAAAGCGCGTGCAGACATACGCACGGGATTTATTGCGCATTATGCTGGAGATAGCTGCAACCAAGTTTAGCCCGCAAACCTGGAGCAACATGACAGGATTGCAGTTACAAGAAGGAGAATGGGCGCAAGTTTTACAGATGCTTCAAAATGATATGCAGCGCTCGTATAAGATAGATATTGAAACAAATTCAACTATATTGCCAGAGGCCGCCGAAGATCAAAAGAATATTAGCGATGCAATGCAAGCTTTTGGGCAGTATTTACAGGGCGTAACCCCATTAGTTCAATCAGGCGCTTTCCCATTTGAAGCAGCAAAAGCCATGATGATGACTGTTGTTCGTAGGTTCCAATTTGGCGATGAAATAGAGCAATTCATAGAGCAAATGCAGCCTCCACAACCGCCACCTGATAACACAATGGAAATAGAAAAGATGCGGCTTGATAATCAGGCTAATATAGCAAATACTAATGCTCAAAAAGATAAGGAAATTGCACAAAACAGTGATAATATGAAGATATTGTTGGCTAGAATGGATGGTAAGATTTCACCTGAAGATGTTGAGCAAATGATTCGTCTTAAAAATATCTCTAACGAGATAATTGATGTGCTAAACAAACAGCAACAAGCTATTGAACAGCACGGACAAATGATTCAACAATCTTTATTACCTAAAGAGCGTATATTAGTACGCGATCAAAATGGCCGACCAGTATCAGCTTATGAGAGGACTATACAATGATCTTAGCTACAGGCAAAACACCAGTTGTTGACATGGTTATTAATGTCAAGAGCGCGGCAACAGGACAAACCAAAACATATACATTAACCGGAACGGCAGTAATACAACCGAAGGATACAAAAGATGGCAGTCACAATCTCAAATGAGGCACACGCTGCCGGCACTGATGGCGTATTGGGTTTAATAGGCTCATTTGGTTTTTTAAAGCTTAGATTAGCTGGGACTCTAGGCTCTCCAGGAGCTGCCGCTGCAACACTGGCATTTTCAGAGACAGCTTTTTTACCAGCGGCATCCGGCGGAGTTGCGACTGCCGACGCAATAACATCTGATTCAAACGCCGTTGGTAATGCGACTGCTGTTGCCAATGCCACGATGGAAACATCCGGCGGAACTGTTGTGGTTCATTTCGGTGTTGCAGCTTCTGGCTCTGATGCTAATTTAACAAATGGCCTTATCATAGCCGCCGGTGACATTGTATCTTGCTCTTCACTCACATTTAAAGCCATAGGGCCAGCATAATGGCACGTACAGTCACTTTTGTAGCATGGGAAACAGCTAATAGCTTAACCGTATCATCAGCAACGCCGGTAACGTCTGATGCTTTTCCGTTATCAACGGGAACCCGAAAGGTTGCAATTCAGTTATCAGCCGATAATACTGGCACTCCAGCCGCAGGCGATACAGCAATATTTAAAATTCTTTGGGGCATTGGCGATATACTGGAAAATTCAGGCACAGACTATGATACAGAAGAGCATGGCGAGTATTTAGTTACGCTTGATACTGTCGCTGCCAATACACCAGGAGAAGACCCGGCAAGAAAAACTGTCTTAGTACAAGGAGCAGCTAGTTTTAAAATATCCTGCACATGCCCACAGGCCGCGACTAGAAATATTGTGATTCGCGCACTTGTTGAAGAAGATGACTTATTGCTATAAATGTTTATTCCTGCTTGGAGCAAGTATAAAAATAAGCGGCCTCCCGGTCGGTTACAGATTGACTATAATAATGATTTAGTCAAAAATCTTCGCTCGTTAATCATACCAACCGGCGCTGGTGCGATTGATTTAGTCAATCAGGTTTTAATACCGGCAAATGGTGCAACAGCTTCGATCATAGGCAAAAATACAGAGCTAGTCTGTTCAAATGCCGATACAACAAGCAATTTTGAAAAGGTATTTACTGCAAATTTAATTGAAGCCAGTGATTCTTTCACGGTATTTGCGCGGGCTTATTCAACCCTTTCTGATACTGATGCTAAGCGCGTCGTTACTTATGCTCAGAGTGGCCCTTCAACAAATAATATATTTTTAAACTTTGGTGTTGGTGGCCTCAATAGGATTAGAGCATCAGCGGTCTTGTCTGGCGCTTCACCTGTTGCCGACATTGTTTTCGCGCCATTAGCTAACACATTTTATAACGTAGCCTTTACAAGAAAGACTGGAGAAGACAATACTTGGTTAGCTGCGCTTGATGGTGCTACAAAATCAGTTAACACGGGCACACCTTCAACAGCATCATTTGCTAATGCCACAAATGCTGTTGCCATCTGCGCAACAATCAATAATAACACCGGTCTTCAAGGCGGTGTTGCATTAACCGCTCTTTGGCGCGGATTTGTTGATCAGGACTTTTTAAATGAGCTGACTGAATATCCATATCAGCTTTTAAAGCCGGTTCGCACTTACTTTATATTGCCAAGTCATGAATTATCTGGCGCTTTAGTTGGTTCCGCTCCGGTAATGACCGGTTCTTTTACTCATGCGGCTATCGTAACCCATAATTTATCTGGCGCATTAGTTGGTGCAGCTCCAGTCATAACGGGTGCGTTTGATCATGCACCCGAAAATGTAACGCATGACTTGACCGGCGCGTTAGTTGGAAGCGCTTCTGTTGTAACAGGTTCATTAGCTAGGGCCACACCCGGCATAAATCATGCGCTATCTGGCGATTTAATAGCTGGCGGCCCGTCTGTTGTAACAGGTTCATTGACGCATATTGCTCATGATGTTGTTATCCATGATTTAAGCGGAGATTTAATTGTTGATGGCACGCCGCCCGTTGTAACCGGTGCGTTTGAGAGACCATTTACAGAACAGCCTATTGTTATTTATTATGGTGGTTCTGGACATCCTGTAAAGAAAAGAAAGAGGATTACGAGTGCAAATGGAGTCTTTGACAAACTTTTTAATGATGTTATCAATGAGCTATTCGGGCTTAATGATGTAGAAGGGCTTGAAGATGTATTAGAGTAATTGCCTATTACATTTGATGTTGATATGGAGGCAATGACTAGAATAGAAGAAATAAAAACATTAATTGCAGTTTATAGTCAATATTTAGACGATGAACTTGCGGCAAATATATTATTAATGGGTTGAGCCATGCCAACATATACATACGAATGCAGCCACTGCAATACTATACTAACTAAATTTTCAACAATGAGAGATCACAGGAATACAATTCAATGTGAGTGTGGTCAAGAGGCAACACAGATTATTGTGTCACCACCAATGATGATAATCCCTCAAGATTGTTATTATGAATCCCCAATTGATGGCCGGCCCATAACCAATAGAAAGCACCGGGTTGAGGATATGGCTCGTTCAGGATGTATCGAGTATGACCCTGGCATAAGACAGGATGTTGACCGTGCTTTAAAAGAAAGTGAAGCTATATTGGATAAATCGATAGATGAAACAGTTGAGCGAACGATAGAAGAAATGCCGGTTATTAAAAAAGAACGTCTAGCTGCTGAATTGGCGGCTGGTGATGATATTAAAATAGTTAGAAGCACAATGAGAGTATAAAAAAATGAGCGCAGAAGCAGATTTTGACCTAGATGCTGGTGTTGACAGTGTTGCTGAAGGACTCGGATTTAATGAAGATTCCGAACAGAATATTGACGATAATGAACCATTAGAAAACGAAGAGCAAGAAGAAGGCGATCTTGAAAATGAAGAGCAGCCGTTAGAGACACAAGCAAAGCAGCCTCCGGCATCGTGGTCAAAGGAACAGCACGAAACTTGGGCAAAAATGCCTAAAGAGGCACAAGATTATGTCGAGCTTCGTGAAAAGCAGATGCTCGATGGCATCGAGCAATACAAACAAGGGCATCAATATGCTGAATCATTAAATCAAGCATTTGAGCCGTTCCGTAACATCATAAATGAATTTGGCTTGCCTGATGAGCAGATAGTTTATAACTTATTATCTCATCACGCCGCACTGACACAAGGATCGCTTGAACAAAGACAGCAAGCTTTATTACAGATTGGAATGGCTACAGGGATTATTCCTCAAGACGGCAAACAAGCGCCTCCGGTTAATCCTATTGAGCAAGACTTAAAGCTTCGTCTTGAGCGCATTGAAAAGATGGAAAAGCAACGCGAGTTAGATAAAATTACGGAAACAGTTGCAAAATTTGCATCTGATCCTAAGAATGAATATTTTGACGAATTGGCCGATGATGTTACAAAGTTTTTAAAAATAGGTGATGATTTACAGACTGCTTATGATAAAGCAGTATGGGCAAATCCTGTAACAAGGGCTAAGGAAATGGCAAAAACTACGGTTGTTACAAATGATCAGACTAAAAAGATTGAAGCGGCAAAGCGTGCATCATCTGTTAATATTAAGAGTGCAAAGACTTCAAATTCTTCGCGTACAAAAACCCCGACTGGATCATGGGAAGATACGATGCGGGAAGAGCTAAATAGGATAAATAACTCATGAAATATGAAATAGTAGATTTAAGACTATTAAGGCTTAAACAGTTAAAAGATGAATCAAAGCGTCTTTGTAATGAATCAATGAGACTTATAAAGAATAGGCATAATGTTTATGAGTTAATACATAATAAAAATCATGATGAAAAATTATTTTTATAAATACTTACTGTTTTTCGGTATCGTAAAGGAAAGAAGATCGTTAAGTTCAATGATAAATCGGACTTTTATAAAAAACGCCGAACGATTTGCTTATTCAAATAAAGCCATTAATAGCTTACATAAATTGAATAAGTTAATTGATGATGAGATGAATATAATTAATATTGACAAAAATCATTAATAGATATAGCCTATCATTATTCAATGGTTGATAGATAAGCTGACAGCCGACAGCTATCAATAACAATCAATTCTAAACGTCATGGCCCCTGACAGGGAAGCCTAAATGTTTGAGTGATTAAACGCCGAAAGGCATTTTATTATTCAGATTAAAGGGGGCCTTATGGCATCACCAAATAGCACATTCGATGCGTTGGTATCAACCACGTTTCGTAAACATCGAAAAGAAATAAAAGACAATTTAAGCAAACGTAATGCACTGTTGAAGTACATTATGAAGCGTGGAAACTATCTTAAAGAGGATGGTGGAACTACCATTGTTCTGCCGCTTGATTATGCTGAAAACAGCACTTATCAACGTTATTCTGATTGGGATACGTTAAATATTTCCGCATCAGAAATCATTAGCTCTCCAGAGTACCAATGGCGGCAAATTGCCATTAATGTTGTTGCGTCTGGCCGCGAATTATTGATAAATTCTGGCGACAGCAAAATCATAAATTTGGCAACCGCCAAAATGAAGAACGCAATTCGCACGTTTAACAACAACTTTTCATCCGACTTATATTCAGCAGGAACTTTGAGCAATCAGATAAATGGATTGCAAGCTTTGGTTGCTGATACCCCAACCAATACAGTCGGCGGTATCGATGCTTCTGTATGGTCATTTTGGCAGAATAAAGTATTCGATTTATCAGTCAATTCTGTAACTATTTCAAGTACCACTATTGAAAACTCAGCCATGCTTCCTTTGTGGCTTGATTTGGATCGTGGCCCAGATGATAGCCCTGACTTGATTGTTGCTGATAATACCTTCTATTCTTATTTTGAGGGAAGTCAGACAAGCTTGAAACGTTATATGTCTAGCGAATCAGCTAACGGTGGTTTTGTTACGCTGAAATACAAAAACGCTGATGTATTGTATGACGGCAATAGCGGCATTCCTTCAAATCACATGTATTTCTTGAATACCGAATATTTGAAGCTTGTTGTTCACAAAGATGCTGACTTAACTGAACTTGAAGATCAACGGCCTGTTAACCAGCACGGAACAGTTAAACCATTAATCTGGATGGGCAATTTAACTTGCTCTAATAGAGCGATGCAAGGTGTAATCATACCTTAAAGAATGATTGCAGTATTCTTTTAACTTAACAAAGGACATTATTTATGTTTGCACCAGTAACACCATACGCAGGCGTACAACCTTTTAATGATTGGTTTGCACCTGATACTATCCAGCGTCACACGCTGGGTTTAACGCTTAATGCCGTTGACCCTTACTGGGGAGCCGGTAAATTCATGTATGTTAAATCGACCGATGCGATTTTAAAAGGCTCTCTTGTTGCCTGGGATGAATCGTATAACGGAGTATTATTGCCGTCAGCCGTAACTCAAGGTTTCCCTTTTGGCGTGGCAATGGCACCTATGGCAAGCGGAACTTATGGCTGGATTCAGTTAGAAGGCCGTGCAGTCTACAAAACCAATGCGACTGTTGCAGCCGATGGTGTTGTTGCTGTTGCCGCAGCCGGCATTCTTGGCGCGACTGCCACAGGAAAACAATTGCTTGGCATTCGTAACCGAGTTTCTGCAACTGGCACTAAAACTGTAACTGGAACCACTAAAAACGGCTCCTATGTCATAAAAACTGATGGTTATGACGGTTTATTTTTAGGCATGGCATTATCAGGCACCGGTATTCCTGCTTCAACAGTTGTGGCTAAGCTTGCATCTGATGGTAAAACCATATTTATGGGTTCTGCCGTCGGAACAGTTGGTGATAAACTCGCAACAGCGGATGGCACAGTAACCGTAACAGGCACGTATACAGGTTATGGATCAGGTATGATCAATAACCCTACTTGTCATCAAATTGTAACTTAACGCTCAGCACCTTAACCGCCCTTCGGGGCGGTCTTTTTGCTGATACAAATAAAAAATAATTATGTCCAGTGTATTTGAGCTATTAGATAAACAAGAAATTAAACCGTTTGTACGGTTTGAGCGTGTAGCATTTGAAGATAAACGGGCTTCATTAATGGCAGGTCATTATGTTGCGAAAGATATTGACATGGCATACGTAACTCCGCCATACAGCAAAGATATTATGAAGTACAAGGTTGAGTCATGGTTTGTTCAACTTGAACAGGATTTAAAAAACAGGCGTATTTCTCAAGAATGGGTAAATGATTACAAAAAGTCTTACCAGTATTGGCTAAAAGGCCAAGAATTGCCTGTTGACGGAACACCAATAAAAGGATGGGGTATTATTAGTCCCGCTCAACAAGAAACGCTTATACGAATGAACGTATTGACAGTAGAGCAATTAGCAGCCATAAACGACGAAGGGTTAAGAAGGATTGGAATTGGTGCTGTTGGTATGAAGGACAAGGCTAATGCTTGGTTAAAATCTCTTAAGAAGTCTGGCGCTGTAAGCATTGAAATAGCAGAACTTAAGGGCGAGAACGAAAGACTAAAAGGCACTATTTCATCACTTGAGGAAAGACTAAACAAGCTTCAAGAAACGATCAAAGTAGTTCAGATGCATTCTGTAGAAACTCACGACGATATAAGCTTATATGACATTATTGGAACTGATTAAAAAGCAATCAATTCGTTCTGGCCTTGGTAATATTAATACGGTTACAGGCTCTACAGATAATCGTGTTCTTCAACTTATGGGCTTGCTTGAAGAAGAAGGAATAGACCTTGCTCAGAGACATACTTGGCAATGTCTTACTCAAGAAGTAACTTTTACAACGACAGCGACAGAAAGCCAGGGATCGTTATCAATATTGGCCCCTGGGTTTAAATTCATAAAGAACTCGACAATATGGGATAGAACAGATCAGCTTCCTATTATTGGGCCGTTATCAGATAAAGAATGGCAATCGCTAAAGGCTCGTACCAATACAGGCCCTAGGTATCAATATCGTATACGTGGCGACGAGTTATTATCTAATCCAATTCCTGCCGCTGGCCATACTTGGGCATTTGAATTTCAGTCAAGCAACTGGATTCTTGATCCTGATGGAATCACAAAGAAATCTTCTTTTACCAATGATAACGATACCTTTCTTTTGCCGGATAATATCTTATTGCTTGGGCTTAGATGGCGTTGGCTTGCTGAAAAAGGATTTAATTATTCTGAAGTGTTTAATATGTATGAGGCGCAGATTAATGATGCAATGGCGAGGGATGGCGGAAAGCCTACCACCTATTCCGATGATAGTATGATGAATATTAAGCCTGGGATTTATGTTCCAGAAGGAAACTGGAATCTGTGAGACAAGCGGCGCAAACAAAAACAGGGAATCGTAGAAACCAAATAAGCTCAATGAAAACCGTACCCGCTCCGGTTGGTGGTTGGAATGCGGTAGACCCTTTGGCGGATATGCCAGAAACCGACGCTATCATTCTTGACAATTGGTTTCCAAAGCCTTCTTATTGTGAAATAAGAGGCGGCAGCGCAGTACATGCAACCGGCATGACAGGGAGCGGAAAAACGTTAATGGTTCACAATGGACTAAATGGAACTAACAAGCTTATCTGTACTACAGAATCAGGAACCTATAACGTTTCAAGCGCCGGAGCCGTTGGCGCTTCAGGATTAGCAAGGACTAACGGCAAGCATCAATGGACTATGTTTGGAGATGGAACGAATCAATGGCTAATAGCCGTTAATGGAGTAGATAAACCGCTTTATTTTGATGGCACTAATTATATTGCAGTCGATGGGGTCACAAGCCCAGCATTGACAGGATTAACAACCACAAGTTTAGTTAATCTTTGCATATTTAAGGGTCGATTGATATTTATTCAGAACAATTCAATGGCGTTCTGGTATTTGCCTTCTGGCGTGGCCGGTGGAGCGCTAACCAAGTTTGATTTATCTGGCGTGGCACAAAAAGGCGGCTATGTTATGGCGGCAGGCTCTTGGACTCTCGATAGCGGGGCCGGGCCTGATGACAGAATTGTATTTATCACATCTGAAGGCGAGCTTATCGTTTATCAGGGAACAGACCCATCTAGTGCCAATACCTGGTCGTTAGTGGGCGTTTATGTTACTGGTAAGCCTCTTGGTAGAAAGTGTATTTTAAAACAAGGAGCTGATTTGATTGTTTTAACTCAAAATGGCGCTTTTCAGATCAATACAGTTGTACAAGCGACAGGCGCAAACTTTAGCGATGCATTGAGCAGAAAGATTGAAAATGCCTTTAATGAGTCAGCAGAAAATTATGGATCAAATTATGGCTGGAAAGCCGTTGTTTTACCCAATAAGTCCGCCGCTTTAGTTAATGTTCCAGTTTCAGAGGAAGGCGTACATTATCAATATGTAATGAATACCATTACAAAAGCATGGTGCCGATTTATTGGCTGGGATGGCGATGATTTTGAGGTATTTAACGATGAATTATATTATTGCCAGGGAACAAGCGTCATAAAGGCATGGACAGGCCGAGGAGATCAAGGAGCTAATATTAGCGCAGTAGCAAAGACAGCTTTTAGTCATTTTAAGAATAAAGGAAGCCTAAAAAAAGTTAACTTGCTTCGCCCTATGTTGTCGGCCAATGGAGCATTAACTTATCTTGCCGATGTAGATGTTGATTTTGATGACGATGCTATTATAGGCATTACTTATTCATCATTACCTGATGGCTCTATATGGGGTACGGCTATATGGGGATACTCAACATGGGGCGCGTCAGGTGGAAGTATTATTAGGGATTGGCTTAGTATTAATTCATTTCCTGGATTATATATATCAGGAAAGTTAAGAGTTGATACCAATACTCTTAATGTTAAATGGTTTTCTTATGATTATGTCTATGAAACTGGCGGTATTTTATGAGCACTTATAAAATAATAGATAATGATTTTGATAGGTGCGATAAATGGGTAAGGGATAGGTCTCTGTACCCAAGTGCAGTTGATGTTTTTATTGGGTTAGAAAAAGACGGTAAGCTTGTTGCTTGTAGTGGTTTTGGTTGGTTTAATAAAAAGTCTATGCATCATCATATTTGTATAGAAGAAGCGCCGTCGCGCAGTTTTTGGTGGTTTATGGCTTATTATGCTTTTGTACAGTGTGGCGTTGATATGTTAATAGGCATAACGCCATCAAGTAACGAAAAAGCTATTAAAATAGCCCGTCATTATGGTTATGAAGAGCACAGCCGTATAAAATCTGCCGATCCTGGCGGTGATTTAATTATACAGGTTTTACCTAAAGATAAATGCAAGTGGCTTAAAATGGGTTCAAGAATATGAGTAATAATGATGCACCGGCACCACCGGATTATGTAGGCGCGGCTAAGGCGCAAGGTGAATCAAACCTTGAGGCGGCCATAGCTTCAGGTAAGATCAATAATCCCAATGTTGTTAATCCGTATGGAACGCAGTCCGTATCATGGAATGGACAACAGCCTACCATTGTTCAAAAGCTAAGTCCTGCGCAGCAGGCTCTTTTTGATAAAACAAACGCGGCAAAAGGCTCGTTAGCAAATGCTGGGGTTGCTGGTGCAAGAAATGTACAAACAAGCTTATCAAGTCCATTAAGTTTTAAAAGCCTTCCAAATGCTCCGCAAAGCTCAGGGCAGCGTCGTGACGATGTAATTAAAGCAATGATGAGCCGTGTTGATACTGATACGGCAGGGCAGCGAAGTGCTAGAAATTCCGAATTGATTGCAGCCGGTATAAGGCCAGGAACAGCGGCTTACGATAGCGCAATGGGGTTAATAGATAGACAATACAATGATGCTCGTCAACAAGCCATTAAGTCCGGTGGCGAAGAGGCAAGCCGTGACTTTGGAATGGATACGCAAACGCGCAACCAAGCTATTTTTGAGCTGTTGCAACAGCGTCAAGTACCGCTTAATGAAATTAATGCATTATTGTCTGGTTCGCAGGTATCGAGTCCGTTTGCTGGAAATCTTGGTTATCAGGCGGGCGCTAACGTTCAGGCAGCACCAACGTTTGGAGCTACACAAGCACAAGGGCAAGCGCAGCAAAATCAATATAATCAGCAACAAGCCATGTATAACAATAATGTAGCTGCTGGCGCTGGATTGATTAGCTCTCTTGGCAGTGCAGCTATGTATAAATAAGTATGGCTCAAAACTACGGAAATAATCAGATAAACTGGGGTCAATGGCAGTCAATGCCTGACTACAGGGAAGGCTTGAAAGATAAAAATAAGTCGGCCATTGTTGGTGTTATCAGGGCCTTAGATTTGACCCAGAATGTTCCCGTTATCGGGGAAGCTTCAAAGTTTATTCATGAGGGCGAAGATAGGGTTATAACCGGTGTAAACCGTGCCCTGGCGCCTATTTTAAAGTTTGAAAGCGAAACAGGTGGACAAGCTGATCCTATTCGGCAAACATTAAGTAAGATTGCCCCTGAACAGCATAAGCGGTATCAGGATTGGTGGAATAATCACGGCGCTGACATTGCAGCCATTGCAGCCATAACTTATGCGACGGCTGGCGCTGGAACTTCAGCGGCGGCAGGAGGCGGAGGCGGAACAGCGTCGACTACAGCGGCTCCAGCAGCTTCAACAGTTGGCGGTGGCGGTGGCCTTGCTGGATCGACTACAGCAGCAGTTAATGCCATAACACCTTCAACATTTTCAGCCTTATCTGGTATTGGCGGTGGAGCAGCTGGAGGCACTACAGCAGGCTCTGTAACAGGCGGCGGCTTAGCCAGTGCAGCAGGAACGGGAACTTTAGGCGCAGCCGGAACCAGTGCGGCCATGAACGCATTAACACCAGCCTTTGCAACTTTTGGCGCAACAACGCCGTCAACTGCATCAGGCGTATTAAATGCAATAAAACAAGGCAATAATTATCGTTCAAATATTAATACGCTCAGAGGCTCTTCCGATACAGGGCTAGATGATCAACAACGGAATAGGGTTATGGCCGAAAGCTTGGCTCAGCAAATATTGAAGAGCGGTGAAAAACAAGAGCAGCCTAAAATTAAAAGAATGGCAGCTAACATCATGATGAATCGATTTAATAATAAGGGCTTTTAACATGGCAATGACAGCAGACCAATATCAAAGCGAAGAGGCAGCCATTAAGCGCCGTCAAGCCATTGCACAGATGCTTATGCAACAAGGGCAAGAGCCTATTCAAACAAATGAGGTTGCAGGCGGTTATGTGGTTCCTGTATCGCCTTTAAATGCTATTGCTAAAATTGCTCAACAATTGAGCGGTGCTTATATTGGCCGCAAGACAGAAGATAGAGCAACCAAGCTTGCTCAAAGTAGACGACAAGCTGGAACCGAAGCCATGCAAGCCTATTTGCAAAATCCAGATAGGAAGGCGGCGGCAATATCTCTTATTTCTAATGAAATGGCACCGGCTGAATTAAAGAGCGCAGCGAGCAATGAATTTACAGCGTTGAATAAACCTAATTCAAATAGAGAAGGCATAGGAACAGGATTTGATCCAGGCCAAGAACCTGGGACAATGATCCCTAAGACAATTGTTACGCCGGATGGTAGGCGCGTATCTTATTCCGATTATCAGCTTGAAATTGCAGGAGCCAAAAAACAGCAACCAGGATACTTAGAAGATGAAAAATTTAAGTTATCTTTAGAAGATCAGGCATTGCAAAGAGCAGCCGCAGCTAGAGCAGATGCTCAGCTTGGTTTATCTTATCAATCAGCACAGAGAGCTGATGAGACGGCAAAAAGACAAGAAGAGACCGCTATTAGACAAGAACGGGCTGCGCAAGAAGCTAAGCTTCAAAATATACCGCCTACACATAGAATGGTTTATGATGCTAATGCGGCGGCTCTTAAACAAATAGATGATACTATTAAAGCAATAGAGGAAAATCCAGGTCATTTAGGCTTAAAAAGCGGGCGAGGAATGAGCGAGAAACTTGACCAGATTCTTGACCCTAAAGGCGTAGACATAAGATCAAAAGTTACTCAGGTTAAAGCGCTTAAAAAACACGAATTATCAGGGGCGGCCGTTACTCCATTTGAAAACAAAGACTATGCGCACATGTATCCTAATGTTAACGAAATAGATGAAAAGGCTGTAATAGACAAATTAAAAGCGCTTAGACCTATGTATGGAGATATTAATCAACAAATTGAAAAAAATTATTCAGACCCTGCTTTATATAGAAATCCAATTAAACCAAAATTGAAGCAAGAAAAACCAGTACCTAAAGTAGAATTTTTAGGATTTGACTAATGGCAAAAATTGCAAAAATACGGCTCGAAGATGGAAGGGTGGCAAGATTCAAAGTGCCTGATGATTTTACACCAGAACAGGCGCAACAGGCAGCAGAAGAACATTTTTCTTCTACGCAGGAGCAACCTATTGAGAAGCCACAACAAGAGCAGTCAACGCCACCATTAGAAATAGAAGGCGCAAAACCAGCCACAAGAGATCAAGAAATCAGGTCAAACTTCCTTTCTCGATTAGGTTATGGCGCAATGGAGCCTATGATAGGCGCAGGACAAATGCTAGCTCATGGCGTTAGCGCTATTGCACCAAAAGGAAGCGCATCCGCTAATTTAGGGCAGACGGTTGATGACTATTGGAAAAACGAAAAGAATCTAAATGAAGAAGCCAACAAAATGACCGATGTAGGCTTTAATGCGGCTGGCTTAGCCGGCAATGTACTTAGCCCTGTTAATGCGCTTATTGGCAGCAAATTGCCTCAAGGTGCTAGTTTGACTGAAAAAATATTATCTGGCATTGGTACAGGTTCTAAAGTTGGCGCAACGATGCCGTCATACGGCAATGATTTTGCTGATGATAAATCAAAACAGATTATAGAAAATGCAGCGTTCGGAGGGGCAATCCCAACGATTGGCGCTGCTGTTAAACCAGCCGCTAATGCTATAGCCGATTTAATCGGTGGTGTAGGTACGCATACCGGTGGTGAAAGCATAAAAGAAGCTGCAAAATCAGGATTTCAAGGCGGAAGAAAAGCTGAAGATTTTCTTAATAATTTGCGCGAGTCTGTACCAAAAACTGCCATTATCGATGTTGCAAAACAAAACGTTGAGCGCATGGGGCAAGAAAAGTCATTAGCTTATCGTCAAGGCATGGCGCAAGTTTCAAATGATAAAAAAGTACTTGATTTTGATGATATTGACAATGCTATCAAGTCAGCTACTGAAAAAGTAAGATTTAAAAGTCAAGTAAAAAATGAAAAAGCTTCATTAGTTGTTAATGCTATTAAGTTAGAAATAGATAAATGGAAGCGTTTAAAGCCTGGGCAATATCATACTCCTGAAGGACTTGATGCCCTAAAACAGAAGATAGGAGCAATACAGGAATCAATTCCTTATGATAATCGCTCTTCTAGGCTTGTTGCTGGAGAGATTTATAACTCAATTAAAAGTACTATTTCAAAGCAAGCTGGTGATTATGACAAGGTAATGAAGGATTACCATAATGCAACAGAATTAACTAGAGAGATAGAAAATTCTTTTAGCCTAAAAAGCTCGTCTACAGCAGATCAAGCCATGCGTAAGCTTCAGACACTTATGCGTAATAATGCCAATACAGGATATGGAAATAGATTACAACTTGCAGAACAGTTACAAGATGGCGGTCAGGATATTATGTCTGGATTGGCAGGACAGGCATTATCAAGCCCAACTTCAAGAGGTATAGGAAATATTACAATGGGAGCGACCGGCTTAGGCGGCCTTGCAACTGGTAATTTGGCTGCAATTCCTCTAATGGCAATTCAATCGCCGCGTTTAGTTGGTGAATCCGCCTATTATGGTGGTAAAATGGCTAAGATATTAGATGAAGGACAAAAACAAATTCCAGGTAAAAAAATGATTGCACAGTATTTATTTAATAAGTCTCTTGAGGAAAACAAATGAGCCGTAACGGATCAGGCGTATATTCGCCGCCAAGCGCAAATTTCCCAGCCGTTAACGGAACCATTATAGAGGCGACTGATTATAATACTGTAGTTAATGATTTGTCATCAGCGATGACCCAATCTGTTTCAGTCGATGGGCAATCGGTTGTCACAAACAATATACCAATGGCAAACCATAAGCTAACAGGATTAAGCGCTGGTACTGCCAACGGTGACTCCGTTAGATTTGAGCAATTAGCGGCTGTTTTGGCAAGCCCAGCGATTACGGGGAATGCATCATTTGCAGGGAACGCAACATTTGCAGGAACCGTTTCCGTTACTGGTGCGGCAACATTTAATAATCGTGTTGATTTTAAGGCTGGGTTTAATATTGCCAGTGCAGCAACTATTGATTTAACAGCTGCAACAGGAAATTTAATTAATATTACCGGAACAACACCGACTACAGCCTTTATAATAAATCCAGGGCAAGCTTTTTTATTAGTCCCTTCAGCTTCCTGGCCTTTAGTATTTAATAGCACAGGGCTTAGAATAAATGGAGGAGAAGATTATACGTGCATTGTTAATGACCGAGTTTACGTATACAAAACATTAAACAATGTTATATATGTCGATATTATTAGAGATAATGGACAGCCATTATCAACATCAGGACTAGCTCCATTAGCCAGCCCAGTATTGACAGGCAATCCTACCGTACCAACGGCAGCAGACGGGGATAACGACACAACTATTGCTAATACAGCATTTGTGTGTAATGGCTGGTTTGAATCAACCGAATTAACCATAACGGATAGCGCTCTAATGAGTGTTGCACATGGCTTAGGCCGTACACCTAAATCCTTTAGCGCTGTATTAAGATGCAAAGTATCAGAATACGGATATAGTGCTGGTGATGAGGTTACTTTTGATCAAGATAATACGGCGGCAAGCCCTACGTTTACAACGGCAGCTGGATGCTTTGTTAATGCAACACATATTAAATTGAAAACAACAGCATTAAACGTTATGAGATTAGATAGTAATTCGTTATCATCTATAACTAATTCATCATGGCGGGTTATTTTGAGATGTCGTTAATTATATTTTTTAAATCTGGAAATTAATATGAGATATTTTATCTATTTATTATTGGCGTTATTCCCCATTATTGGTAATACGGCTCCAACACTAATTTATCAAAATGGCTTTGAAGTTGGAGACCCTGGCGTTAACAATGAGACGACAGCCGGTGCTACAATATCTTATACTACAAACCCAGCATTCTTAGGTTCCAGGTCTTTGGATGCTCAATTAAATTATGCCGGAGGTGGTAATAATTATAGAGCAGAAGCGAACCTTGGAAGCGCAAACGATTTTAATTTTGATCAGGAATATTGGGAAACATTTGTTTTTCGTCTTGATAACTGGGTAGCAGGAAGCACAGCAGATACGGCGTTTCAAGTTCATCTAAGACCGCAAACTTGGGCCGGATGTACAAGCGGCGGAGCGGCTTCAGTAGCGCCTTTTCTTATGATGACAAGTGGCGGTGATTTACGTTTTACGACCTATGGCGCTGTAACTCGATGGACTATGCCGATTGTTCAGGATGATTGGGTTAGAATTACTATCCATTTTAAAATATCAATGACAACAGCAGGGTTTATTGAATCCTGGGTTAATGGTGTTTACAAAGGTATTGCTAACGGTAAAAATCACCAAACAAACGCAGAAGGAGCAGCAGCTTGCCATCCTTGGAGAACACCTTATTTTAAAGTCGGCATATACAAATGGCCTTGGAAAACAGTTACAACTGATCCAGCTACAGTCAGAAAATCACAGTATGATGATTTACGTATTTACACGGGTGCTGGCACTATTTCTGATATTGAAGGCGGTGGAACACCTGATACAACAGCCCCAACTATTTCAAGCGTATCAAGCAATGTAACTTCAACAACTGCAAATATTACGTTTACTACAAACGAGTCTGCAACAAGTTCTGTTCAGTATGGTACTACAACATCGTATGGTTCAACTAAAGCTGGACAATCTGGCGTAACGTCTCACAGTGTTCAGTTAACTGGATTATCGTCTAATACGCTTTATCATTATAGAATTATTGCGACAGATGCATCCAGTAATACAACAACCGGCACTGACTTTACCTTTACCACGGCAGCGGCTGCAGATACAACAGACCCTGTAATATCAAACGTTATTGTCTCAGGTATCGATACAGATAGTGCTACGGTAAGCTGGCAAACAGATGAGCCAGCATCATCTCAAGTAAAAATGTCATGGGTTGCAGACCCGACAGGAATAACTGTATCGGATTCGGCATTAACGCTTAATCATTCAGTCTCTATTACGGGGTTGCCTGAAGATACCGTTATCACTTATCTGATAACGACTATCGACGCGGCAGCAAATGACGCAACGTCTACGTCAACATTTAGTACATTAAGTAGCGTACCTGACCCAGCCGTTATTTTTAACGTTGTTCCTGTAATTGATACAGGATACGTAAAAATACAGTGGCTAACAGATGTTGCTGGAACATCTAAAGTAACTGTGAATGGGCTATCTTATAAAGCAAATGACGGAAACGTAACAACACATTCTGTCACGACTACAAAACCAAAAATAGGAACCTTTACTTATACAGTTGAAACGGTTGACACAAATGCTAATACCGTAACATCGCCCACGTTAACCTATACAGTTGTACCGACTATTCAATAAGGAACGCAATAATGGCATCATTCGGATTATTAAATACTTTTCATTTGGTCAGTGCAGCAACAACAAACGCAACGGTTGTGAAGGCATCATCAGGTGTTTTAAGTGGGTATAATATTACTAATCGCAATGCATCATGGCGAAAGGTGGCATTTCATAACTCTGCTTCAGCACCTACCGCTGGAGCTAATATATATTTTTCACTTGATATTCCACCTGGAGGTGGGGCTAATATGCAAATATCGCCTAAAGGAATAGAATTCACTAGTGGAATTAGTATAACAACAGTTACTGAATTAGCAGATAATGGAACAACAGCCGTTGGCGCTGGTGATTTAAATATTAATTTATTTTATGAACAATAAGAGGTAATAAATGTTAACCCCTACGCAATTAGAAGTACTCCGAGCCGATATGTTGACTCACCCTGAATTGAATGCTGCAAGAGCATCCGGTGATGATGCATTCTTAGCCAATTATTATAATACAATAGCAGTCCCGGTATTTATCGTTTGGCGAACAATGGTGTCTCTGGATGAAATTATGCAGAATGGATTTGACTGGACTCAAGTAGATAACCAATCAGTCGGTAAGGCTAGGATTTGGGAGTGGATGTTTAAGAATTATGATGTAGCTATCAATCCTAGCAAAGATAATATTCGTACTGGAATCGATGAGTGTTGGAAAGGAACAGCGGCTATGCTTGCAGTTAGAGCGTCTATTTATTTGCATTGTAAGAGATCAGCAACGAGATTAGAGAGATTATTTGCTACAGGCACAGGAACAGACCTTGTTCCGGGGAATCTTGTGGTTGAAGGTAATATTTCTGTTTCAGAAATTTCCAATGCTAGATAATGATTTTTCTTATTTATTTGATGGAAGTAAAATGGATAATTTTATTAAAAATTCCAAATTATATAATTATTTAATGCTTAGAGATAATGGCAAAAAACAGTCCAAGTTTGGACATTGGAATAAGTTTAAAGAAAATCCTAATTATCTTGATATTCAAGATTTGAATTTATTGTAGGAATTATAAAATGGCTATTACACACGTACAAGGTCAGGTACTTTGGTCTACAGCATCAAGTTTAAGCGTTACATCTGCGACAGAAGTTGTTTCAGATGTGTTCCCTCTGGACGATAGTTGTGTCGCATTTGATTTGTCAGTTTCAGCAAATAATGCAGGAACCCCAGCGTCTGGAGATACGGCTATATTTAAAATACTGTGGTCAACCGGTGATATCCTTGGCGATACAGGCGACGATTTTGACACGTCAGAACATGCAGAACTTGTGGCTACAATTGATACATTTACAACCAATACTCCTGGTGAAAATCCAGGAAGAAGGACAGTTTTTTTTCCATTAACAGCGCGTAAATTTAAAATAACATGTACATGTGCAAATGCTGCTACTCGTAATATAACAATTCGTGCAAGAGTTCAAGAGCATAGGGTAGCCTAAAATGGTATTCATACCTAATTGGGGAAAATATAGGGATAAAAAACCAACTGTACGAGTTCAAGTAAATTGGAATAATCCAATATCAAATTTACTTGTAATATCAACAAATGATTTTAAATCAAATCTTGTAAATAATACACCGATTACAACAAATGGTGGTACGCTAAAAAATGATTATCTTGAGCATGATAATACATCGGATTATACGGAATTAGAAAGTACTAATGATAGTATTCTTTCATTATCAGAGGTATCTATTATTCTAGGATATAAAAAAACAGACGCAATACTTAGAGATTCTGGAGCCTTTGGGTTTAAAACGGCTACAGCATCTAATAAATGCGCGGTTAGACTTCCGTATAACATAGATAGTAAGGTATATTGGGATTTTGGTGGGAATACAACTAATATTTCTAGGGCAATATCTAATGTACTAACTTATGGCGATGATATTTGGGCATTTAACGCATCTGTTTCAAAATCGTTAATGCAAATATATCAGAATGGATTATTAGTTAAAGAAATAGCTAGTGCTGTAACTCGCACAAGAGCTTCTGCAAAATTCACATTAGGATGTAATACAAATACGGTAGATTCTGATTTAGCTATTTTTAAATTTATAAATGTTTTTAACCGCGCATTAAAATCCGAAGAAATAAAAGACCTTTCAATTTATCCATACCAACTACTAAAATCTGATCCAGTTATTTTTTCTCTTGGTTCAGTTGATACAACTGGCCCAATAATTTCGAATATTTCAGCATCTAATATTCAGCAAACTGTTGCAGATATTACTTGGAATACAGATGAAAATTCTGACAGTGTAGTTGAGTATGGACTTACTACAGGTTATGGATCGACCGCAAGTAATGGGTCATTAGTCACAAGTCATTCTGTTCCATTAAGTGTCTTAACGGCAAATACTCTTTATCATTACCGAGTAAAATCAACCGATGCGTCGTCAAACTTATCAACAAGCTCTGATCAAACGTTTACAACAGCCGCCGAGTCCGCAGGTGGTGCTAGATTTGGATTATTAGGAGTAGGTTAAGATATGAGTTTATTACATCAATTTTTAATTTTAATGATATTCATATCGATTGGTATTATTGGTATGCTGGCGCATTGGTTTAAAAAGCGCTATGGAGATCATACTATTTGCTGTGGTTTGTTTGATTATATGAATAATAATTCATCGGCTACGATGAACGCATTATATCTTTTAGTCAGCTCTGAATTCGGACTTGTTGCCATGCATTCGACAGGATGGGATTTTACTTTTCAGGAAATAGGATTAGTATTTATGGCAGGGTATGGCTCAGACTCTACGCTAAATCGTGCAGCCGAGAGTGACAAAACGTAGCGAATTTAAAAAGCAGTTAGAGCAAAGTAGGCAAGCATTGATAGCTGGACTTTGCTTTATGTGTGCATTGCTTGTTTTTTTTGCATTGATTATGAGTAAGTTTTTATGAACCTATGGGCATTAATATTTATCACATTTGCAAAACTATCCGGTGATTCCTATACATTTAAAGCCGGTAAGCTTCCGTATGAACTTAAAACAGAATTAGAATGCAAAGCATTGGCTGTTGAGATTAAAGAGAAATCTCCTTTAGATAAAGGCGAATTTGTTTGTGTAAAAATCACAAAGGAAAACACTATATGAAATACTCTTATCATATCAATAAAGAATCTGACCCTGAATTAATCTTAGCATGGATAAATAAACTTACATTGTACGGTAAATTAAAATTTGTATCTTGTATTTTGGACAATGTTTACGTTTTTGAAAATGTAGATACCGAGGATTATGTATGATCAAACATTTAATAATGTGTCATAATTTTTTTATGACAGAATCGCCTAAATATACAGGGCCTCTATGTTTAAAAGATAAATTTAGATTTCCTATTGTATATCTTAGATTTATGAAGTATTCAATAATTGATTATATTAGATTAGTATGATTTTCTTATTGTATATATTATTTTTTTTAATTTATATTCTATTCCCGCACGCCGGATTAGTTATATTAATCGCGTCTCTTGTGTTTTTTTGCGTGGCATTACTCCTTATTCGAGGGTATAGCCGGTGCCATACGCTGCACTAATCAAAAGAATATTACCTTATATTGGCTATATTTTAATAGCTATAGCTGTTGTTGCGTGGAATTTAAGTGTATATAAAAAAGGATATGAAGATAGAGATATTATCGCCAAGCTTGAAGGGCAAGCCACACAAATTCATATCAATGAATTGAATAAAAAAATACATGAAGAAAACATGAAGAATGAAGCTTATGCTGAATTTGTACAAGGGCCATATAATGAAAAAGTTGACGAGATTAATAAGCTTAGCGGTAATTTGCACAGGACTCTCAGCTTGCCAGCCAAACATAAAATATGTACAAGTCGAGTGCCAAAAGCCAGTGATCCCAAAAATGCCGGAACCGACGAATCAGAGCTTTCAAAAGAATTTAGAGAATTTTTGGAATCAGAAGCCTTAAGAGCTGAACTTGAAAAAGAAAAGTACAAATTATCCTATGATTTTTTAATGCATTTGTGCCAAACGGGCCAAGCTGTATGCCAGAAAGAAGGAAAATAATAATGGCAGAACGACGAGTATCTTCAGAATCAAGGCTTACTATGCTTGAATATCGTATGACTGAGATAGAAAAAGAGTACAATGAATCGAAAGAGCAGAATAGGGCGATTCTTGATAAATTAAGCGAGATTAAGAGCGATCAAGATAAGGTAAAGACTATTATAGGTGGAGCCGCATTTCTTGCTTCTGGTGCAATAGCGGCAGCCTGGTGGTTTATTCAGTCGGTATTTATTAAAGTTTTTCATGATTAA